ACTATTAGATGCGAATGTTCCATTAACATTTGTTGCATATGTTGCACTTCCAATATTTACGGTATTTACTGTTGGGACTGTTTGATTTGTTCCAGTTCCAATATTTATACCTCCTGACGCTGTTGAATCTGATCCGATAATTATAGGACCGGTTGTGCGTGTTGCTGATGTTGAACCACCTGCGATGTAAAGTGGTCCTGATGTTTGTGTATTACCTAATTTTATAGTGCCTGTGGCTGGTGTTGTTGCATTATTAATATTAGAAGTATCAAACCCAATATTAGAACAGTGAACAGAACCTCCAGATGCCCCTGATGTTGTGTTTGCGATTCTTACTGTATAAGGTGATGGTAATGTATTTGCGATATTAAGGTCTGCATCTATTAAACCATTATATACATTTACCGCTGTCGCAGAATGATTTTGATCTACATTAATACTATCTGTTGCTAATCCTGCTGCATAACATGTATTTTGGACTATTAAATTTTGCATTGTTCTATCTAAATTTGGTTGAACCCAAATTGAACCATTATAATAAAATGTTGCTGAACATCCTGCACTTAAAACATATGGCGATGCTGCTGTTGTCGAAATGCTTGAGTATGGAAGATATGTTGAACCTGCAATATTTATTGTATATAATGTAAAATTTCTAAAATTAATTAATGTTCCAGATGTGACTCCTGTTGTTGGAATTGTTAAAGTTCCACCAGTTGAACCTGTAATATAAACGTATGTATTTGCTGTTGTTGGTATAGATAGTGTAGTTGGTAATGTTGATGTATTTATTTCAATATAAGAATTTCCTACTGAGTTATTAATCCAATTTGTTCCTGTTCCTGTAGATGATAGGATTTGGCCTGCTGTTCCTACATCTCCAGACGCATCTGATAACGTTGATTGTAATGTTACATTTGATGGAAATATTTCAGATCCTTGGGCGACCGGATACGTTAAAAAATATTTTGATCCTGTTGCTATTGTTAAAGCCGTTCCTGATGCTGATGGAAATACCGAAGCATCAAAGATGGGTATGTTTTCTGTTGGCGGTGTATTTACTGACATATTATTAATTAATGTAAATATGTTTTTATATGTATTATTAATTAATATGCAAACCAATTTGTTCCATTACAGTATAAATTTAATGATCCAGTAATAGTCATTGTAATACTTGCTACTGCTGTTGAGGATGCTAATGCATACATATTTGCTGTTCCACCATTAGAAGATACAGTAATTCCTGTCCCTGCTGTTTTTATACCTCTAATTGTTACATTTTGATCTTTAATTAATGGCATTAATGTAATAGTACATGCACCTGCAAGAGATCCAGATACAACAATTGTTAAATTTTGATTATATGTGTCTGGTAATGTTGTTGTTGCTGTTATTACAGATAAATATGATATATATCCATATATATTTTGTGTTGTATCTACATTTGTAATTACATCTCTAAAACGTGTTTGAATTCTTCCTGTTAATTGTGTAGTTGGTGCTTTTGTATATGCACCTCCAATATTTCCTATTTTTATCATTGCATTATTTGTACTACTTGGTGATGTTGTATATGATCCAATATTTATATTTGCATTATTTATTCCCGTTCCTAAACAATCCCCAGAACCAATATTAATTATTTGATTAATATCTGTATCTGATGATATAGTTGGAATGGTTACAAAATTTGCTGTAATATCTTTAAATAATGTTCCTTGTAAAAAATTTACAGTTGTAAAACCTGATGAAAATCCTGATGATGATCCAGTAAATAAATTTAATGTTGTTAAAGATGTAAAACTATTTATACTAAATGATAATACGCCACTTACTTGTTGAAATATAACATTTCCTAAATAAATAATTCCACTACGTGTTATAGATCCTAATTTAATAAATCCTGACGTTTGAGATGTTCCGATTGAAATATCACCGGTAGTTGTTGGATTTGCTATAATATTTGTTGTTTGTAAACTTGTGATTGTTTCTTGTCCTTGCGCTGTTGGATAAGATAAAAAATAACTTAAACCTGTTGTAGGTGTTAAAGCGCTATTAATTGATGAGGGGAAAACCACACTATCAAAAATAGGTAATGTTTCTGTTGGGGGTGTGTATACTGCCATTATATTATATTATGTATTATATTTTTATATATCTATTATATTTAAAAACATAATACATAATAATATATAATGCCTAGACAAAAAAAACAAGTTGGATCAACTAGTGAAATTATAAATTTTTATAATGTTATACCAAAAAAATATTTAGAAGAAGTAGATAACCCAAATGAACATTTACATGACATCAAAATTCCGTTTCGCATGTGTATCGTAGCGCCTTCTGGGAGTGGTAAGACAAACTTCTTATTAAACCTGATCAGAGTGTTCAGTGCTGGAAATAAAGGAACATTTGCAGATATAACAATTATCACACGAAATAAAGATGAACCGTTATATAATTATTTAAGCGGTGAATTTGAACAAATACAAGTTAAAGAAGGTATGCATAGCACGCCTAAACTGGATGATATGGATAAAAAATTTAATCATCTAGTTGTATGGGATGATTTAGTATTAAGTAAAGATTTGAAACCTGTAGAAGAGTATTACATGAGAGCACGAAAGAAGAATTGTTGTGTTATATTCCTTTCACAGGATTATTACGGTATACCTAAATTTATTCGTAAAAATAGTAATTATTTAGCTTTATTAGATTTAGGAGGATCTAAACGTGAACAGACAGCTATTTTAAATGAATGGTCATCTGATTTAGATAAAGATGAGCTAAAGGCCGTTTATAATGATGCTGTTTCACAAGAATTAAGACCGCTTATTATTACAGGCGGTAAAGTCGCCCGTAATAAAAAATATAGAAAAGGGTTTTTAGAATATTATGATTTAGATGTATTTTTAAAAAATATACCTAGGACTACAACATCAGGAAAGAAGAAAATCGTCGCCGATGAATATGATAGTGATTAATTTTTTTGAATATAAATATCTTTTTGGTGTATGGATGAACCCATGGCTTTAAAGTCTTCTTTCATGTCTTCATCATTTTTAATTGATGGTTGATATTTTTCAGACATATATGTATGACGGAAACCATTCACACCCATTTTTGTACCCATCATTTTTTCAATACGTTGATTTAATGTTATATTTGATAATTTTTTAGTGTGTATATCATATAATAAATAATCTGTGTCATTTATCCTAATCCATCTATTTAAAATGTTTTTCAATGGCTTAGGAATTGTGATGCGTTGTTGTGAGTAGGTTTTCGCCGTCTTATATTTATTAAATACAAATTCATTCTTATCAATATAATTATCATCATCTTTATTAATATTTTTAATTTTTAATTCAATATAATCTTTAGCCCTACGTGGTGGGATGTATAAACCACTATATAAAGATAAGATAATATAATTTTGAATTTCTTGTTTTTCACAATACGACAAATCACCCTTTCTATATAAAAATAGTGCCCTTTTCTTCACATTGTTATAAATTTTACCGATGCTATCTCCATCGATAAAATTCTTATTTTGTTTTTCATTTTTTTTTTGTTGATGGTCTTCTATTTTTGCTGTCTCTATATCAGCAAGCATTTGATCACGGTATATTTTATTATCAGTTAATACAACTAAGGCCGCTAGGATGGTTTTACGTTGTTTTGGGTTGCGGTCGCTTAGGTAATTTAATATAGTTTTTGTTTTATTAAAATTATCCATATCATAATCATCAGAGACGAAAATGTTTTGATATAAATTAGTTAATATAGAGTTATAAGTTTTAATACTACTTTCAGAAATATCAGGTTTATTTTCTGCTATTTTATTTTTAATATTCATTATATATTTATCTTAACTTTCTTTTATATCATATTTAGGGTATTCTAACTCTCTTTTTATTTTAAATAATTTTTCATATTCTAATTCTTTTTTTTTATAATCTTCATTCTTCCACTTAATATGTTTTACTGTTTTTTTATGACCACTTTTATTTTTTAATGTGATCATTTTACCGCATTCGCATTTAATCATTATTATTATACTTATTATTCTTTTATATCATTACTCTATATTTAAAATATATCCAAAAAGCCAAATAAAACAGGAAAAAACGAACTGTGTAATATTAAAAACACTAATATAGAGAAAGTTTCAAAAAAAATTTAGAATTGGATATTTTGGATTCATGAAGCACATTAATAATATTTTAAAGAGTAGAGAAGATAAGAATAATATGAAAAGTGATGAAATCAAAAAGTATTCAAATCCGGAGAAAGTGAAGAAAATAGCTAAAATGATGGGTTTAAATCCCGTTGAGATATCAACGAGAAAAGATAAGAAATATATGATATATGACAATGAGGGCCATGTAAAACATTTTGGCGTGATGTTATATCAGGATTATACAAAGACCAACGACAAAGATAAACTAAAATTATTTATGAATAGAAATCACCGATGGTATGATGCGCCAAAGTATTCACCAGCCTATTTAAGCGCTTATTTATTGTGGAATCCTGATTATTAAAATAAATATACATAAAAAGATAATATATATAATTCATAATGGTTAAAAATATAATGAATCAAAATGATTTCAATTTTGTTGATAATGAAAGAAGGACAACACGCCCAAAAATTACTAAAAAAAAAATAAATAAAATAATGGATGGTATTAATGAATCGTCTGAAGCTTATAACGATGAAGATTTTTATGGTGAAGGTGTGCACATTCATGGTGGTGCATTACCAGCAAATGAAATACGCGGATTATTAGATGCCAGTTATGATAAAGGTATTACAAGCGTTGAAGGTGGTTGGGTTCAAGATCCAGAACTATCAACAGGAAAATCAAAAGTATTTCATAATAATACTACAGGTAAAACAGCTGTAATTCATCGTGGAACAGTAGGAACAATGAGCGACTGGAGTAATAACGCCGCTTATGCTGTTGGTGGTGAAACATTATATAAAACAACTGACAGATATAAAGAAGCAAAAGCAGTTCAAAAAGCAGCAGAACAGAAATACGGAAGGGATAGTTTAATTACTTTAGGTCATTCACAAGGTGGATTACAAGCTGAATTATTAGGTAAAAAAGGTGAAGAGACTTTTACATTGAATAAAGCTACAAGGCCGTTCAGTAATGATCCAGGAAAAAATCAAACTGATATTAAAACAACAACAGACTGGGTAAGCGCTATGAATCCTTTCTCAAGTGCTAAAAATACCGAATCAATTAGTTTAAAAGGTTATAACCCATTAAAAGCCCATGCAACTACATCCATGAAAAAATTAGGCAGTAAAATGTTGGGATTTGGTATGCATTCAGATAGTGATAGTGATGAAGAAGGTGATCATGTTATTCAATCAGTATTATTTAAAAGACCAGAATGGAAATTAAAAGATTGTAAAGCATATTTAAAACATCATGGGATGAAAACAACACAAGACACTAAAAAAGATCATTATAGATTTAGACAAATAGACCCTAAAAAATTAAAAGATTATGAATATGAAACAGTAGACAAAGGTCATAATATTCAAAATGTAATCGCATATAAAAAAGATATGAAAGGTGGTGCATTATTTGGAAAAATTAAAAAAGGATTTAATAAAACAATTGTACAACCTACAAAAGAAGTAGTAAAAAAAGAAATTGTTCAACCAGCTAAAGCAGTGGTTAAAAAAGAAATTATTAAACCAGCTAAAGAAGTATCAAAATACATCACAACAAAAGATGGTTTAGCAACTGATTTATTATATAAAGGTGTTCCATCAGCATTAGGAACAGTAGCAGGAGCAGCAGGCGGTTATTTTGGTGGTCCAGCTGGTGCAATGGCTGGAAACTATGCCGGACAAATGGCAGGTAAATTAATTGCTAGAAAAGTAGGACGAGAAACCAAAATGGGAACTGAAAACCAAAGAGGGGTCGGAACTAAAAGAAAATCAGCAAAAAAAATTACTGGTAAATATTTTACATCTAAAAAAGGTGGTTTAGCATCTGATTTATTACATCATGGTGTCCCTGTAATTACCGGAGCTATGGGTGGTGTTTTTGGCACTGCTGGTTCAGTGGCTGGATCTCAAGCTGGTTCAATGGCAACAGATTACCTCGGTAAAAAGATTGGCGTAGGATTACCAAAGAAACGAGGAAGACCAAAAAAAGAAGATATTAATATTGATATTGATATTGATTCACATAATGCAAAAGGAAAAAGTAAAACTATGAATGGTGGAAAGCTTAAAAAAGGATCACCTGAAATGGCTGAAAAAATGGCACGTCTAAGGGCTATGAGATCTAAAAAATAGATTTATTATATATTAATGAAATGTTATATATACAGAATTCAAGATAATAATGATCCAGAACAATTTTATATCGGAAGTACATTAAATTTATCACGAAGGAAAAGCCACCATAAAAAGAATGTACGTAATAAGGTCGGTAAGCTATACTGGACTAAATTATATAGATATATTAGAGATCACGGAGGATGGGATAATTTTACATTCATGAAAACACATGAGATAGACATTGAAAGTTTAAGCCAAGGGACAGGATTCGAGCAGTCCATCATAGACGATTTTAAGCCTCCATTAAATTCTATAAGGGCTAATAAATTAATTAAAGAATTAACTATATAATAAATAATGAATATATTATATTTTTTATTTATTATTAATAAAATTAATTATTTAAAACATGCAGAAATAAAATATAAAAATTCCAAATTTGGAAAGAATAATGCTAATTTAGATTTTAAAGATAATGAAACATCTGTATCTTTTAAATATTATAAAAAAATATTAGAAGAACGTAAAGAGAGAAAGAGACATAAAGAATTATTATATTAATACATTAATGGAAGAAACAAAAATTGAATCTGAAGAGATATTGCTTGAACCAATGCTTATTCAAAATTCTGATCGTTTATATGCTACAAATACAAAATGGGTTGAAAATATTGAATTTCAACCACCTAATCAATACGAGAAAGATATGTTAAAAGGAACTTTAACACCTGAACAACTTATTGAAAATGAAATGACAGAAGAAAAACAACAACTAATTAAAATTAATGATATTAAAGTTAAAATTAAAGTTATTGCACTAAATATTATGGGTGAATCACCAATACAAAATACATCATTATTTTCAACACTAAAGAAAAAGACATTACTAGATACTATGAATTCAGTTTATGAAACTGTTTATTTAGTCGATGAAGAGAAATTGACTAAAATGTTTAATGAAATTTGCGCTACAAAAGTGTTCGGTGAAAATTCAGATTACACTTCATACCCTGTATATGCATGATAAACACATATTACTAATAATAAGATTTAAAAACTTATTATTATTAATATTAATATGAGTGGACAACCAAATAGATACGCAAATAGCGCAGATATATTTAGAGAAAAGTATATGGAAGCATTAAACAGTCGTGCAAATGTAGACGAGTTTAATTTACAAGCAAATAAAAATTATAAGGCAACTGGAACATTGCCACCAAATGTACGGGCAATGGTAGACAATAGAACAACAACTGAAATTTTAGCTGATTCAGAAAAATTAAAATTAAATATTATTGCAGAATTAAAACCTGTAATGAATTCAGGAACTGCGTCTGTAGTTGTTCAAAAAATTCAAACAGCCCCAGCAAATGCAGACGGATCATTTTTAATTTGGGTAGCACAAAATATTAATGAAATTGTAAGAAATTTAAAAAAGAAATATTCAATAGGAATTAAAGGTGATCAAAAAGATGCTACAAATATTGTCGCGTATTTATCCGACATGTATAGTAAAATTAAAGATTATTCTGGAACAGTAAAATCATACTTTGATACATCTGGTGAAATGAAAGGAGCATTAAAGGAAGGGGATCTTGATTCATTAAAGAAAGAATATGAAGTAATTGTGGCTCGTATTAAAACACAATATCCAAACTACAGACAACCAAGTGAAAGATTATTTAATCAATGGATTATTAAAACAACTGAAAGAATTCAAAGATTATATAAATTTTTGACAAATGTAAGATATCAACATGTCATCAAAGTTTTACAATCTGTAAATGGTCCAAGAAATTTAAGCGCAGTTAATGGATATAATGATTTAGGTAAAGCTATGTTTGAATTGAATGATAGTTTACCATCACCATCACTTGTAAGAGCATTATACGGACAGCTTAAAACATCATTAGAAAATAAAAATAAAGATTTAACAATAAAAATTATTGAACAAATTCATGATTTATTTCCTGATGTCCAACGTCTTAATGATATTGAGGAATTATATACAGAAATTCCACCTGATGAACAACCACCAGAACCAGGACAAAAACCACCTGAAGATTACCCTAAAAATTACCCATTTAATGAACCACCAGAAGAACCACCAGAAGAAGGTGGACCACCTGATAGTTATGTTAAAGATAGAGCATTATTAGAAGAAAAATTAATTACTGTTCGTCGTGATATTAAATTAAATCAAAAAGAAATGGCTAGATTAATGAAATTAATTACAAACAATGTCATACAATTTACACTGGCAAGAGACCGAAATGATCCAAATGCAGGAAATATTCATGGTATTATTCAAGATCTTGAAGATGATTATCGTGAATTAGAAAATGATACAAATGATTTAGAAGATTACGAACAGGAAATAATTGACCAACTTAAATCTTATAGTAAATCAAAACCATCACCAGCGCAACCAGTCGTTCCTACAAGTATTGACGGTGATGATTTTGTTGACGCCGATGATGATGAAGAAAGATTAACTTCATTATCAGATCATTTAAATGAAAAGGCTGAAAAAAATAAAAAATCAGATTCATTACCAGCATATTTAAAAGAAAAGAAAGCTATTGAAAATGAATTAAATACAATGTCATTGACAATTCCTGAAGAGGCAAAACTTCAAAATCGTCTTATCGAACTTAATAAATTAATTAAAGAAAAATATGATAAAGCAAAATCAAACCCTGCGGCTGGTTTTTTAGGCTCACCTCATCCAAGATCTGCAGCAAATAAAAAAAAATTAGAAGATGAAATGCAAAAAATATTACAGAAAAAAGCTGCAATAATGAAAAGAATACAAGATGATGATCAATTGACACAGGAAGAATTAGATGATTTGTATGGAGATGTGGATGATATCGATGATAGAGTTGCAACAATTAGAGCAGCTCTTTTACCTGATACTAAAGGTGTGGGTCTTAAAAAGAGACGTGGTCGCCCTA